CTTTAATTGGAACAAATGGTAAGCCAGTTGGTACCTTTAGGACTAAGGTGAAAGAATCTATCTTAGCTCATCGTGTCGTTGAAGTGCTAGGTGTACCTGCCGAGTTTGGTGCACCACCTACAAGCAAACCATGGCTACCCAAGCAACGAAACTTGGAGACAGCCTCAAAGGAGGTGCGTTCTCCTCCCCATGCTCTGATTAAACTTGCAGAGGACAATATGTTTGAAACTGTTGTCACTCGCATTGAAGAGAAGGATCCAGGAGCAATACGTCGGCTGGTCCACCCTGTGACTCCTGAAGTGGCTATAAATGGAGCTGATGGTATTCCAGCTTTCACTCGAATTGACGAAAGCACATCAATGGGATTTCCCCTGTGCAAGGCTAAGAAAAATTTCATGCGTGATGTTGACTTGGAACACACTAATGGAGATTATGGGTTTGTGGCTATTCCACGAGAGTTTGTTGGATTACCAGTTGCTGATAATGTTAGAGATGCAAAAACTGTCATGTTAGAAGGGGAGCGCCCATTCTTTATTTTTAAGATGAGTATGAAGGACGAGCCGTTGACAACTGTGAAGATAGGGAAGCACAAGATTCGCATTTTTCTCGGATTTGAAGTTGTGGGGACACTCGTGTCCCGTGAATTTTATCTAGGAATTTGTCGTCTTTTCCGTGCTTTCCCGTTGGAATGTGAGACCGCTGTGGGAATTAATGCATGTGGACCAGAATGGGACGAGTTGATTCAAAAAGTGTTGGTGTATGGACCAGACCGCATCTTTGCTGGAGATTATCAATCCTATGACAAGATGTTGAGATCAGAAGTGATGGCAGCAGCATTCCGCGTTTACATGAGAATTGCTGTACATAGTGAGAATTTTGATGACAATGATTTAGCTATCATGCGAGGTATTATGACAGAAATTTGTTACCCCGTGTATGAAGTAGATGGAGTCTTTCTGCAGTTTTCCGGCACTAATCCCTCTGGTCATACTTTAACGGTAGAAATCAATGGTACTGCCAATTCACTTTTGAAGAGGATGTGTTATTACAAGATACACATTGAAGCCTTGGGAGGAAGTGTCTTTGAGCCTTTTGATCATTTGCTGAGTAAGATCCCCCCATTCCATGAGCGCGTTACGGTAGTGAATTATGGTGATGATGATATGAATTCTGTACATCCTGACGAAAAGTTGTTTAATCACCGAACATATTCACAACATGTGCAGTGTTTCGGGATGACCTATACTGATGCCGATAAGACAATGAGTGGAGCTGAGTTTACACCCTTCTCTCAGTTGACCTTTCTGAAAAGGCGTCCATTGTGGGATGACGAACTTCAAACTTGGCTGGCCCCTCTAGACATTCAGTCTGTCTGTAAGAGCTTAATGATGACAAAAGAAGGTGCAGGAGGAGATTTTGCTTCAGAA